GCACATACACGTTCAGCCTTGACATAGCTGAAATAATACAAGAGGCGCATGAGCGCGTCGGATTAGAACTTAAGTCGGGTTACGACTTAGTGACAGCTAGACGTTCCCTCAACTTACTTTTAACTAAATGGGTTAACGAAGGCGTGAATTTATTCACCCTTGATTTAACCACAATCACTCTCACAAAAGATCAGACAACCGCGACTATTGGTTCAGGTCAATACTTGGACATTTTAGATGCGGCGGTGCGTGATACAAACACTACACCTGTGACCGATACTACATGTGAGAGAATCAGTTTATCTGAATATTTAAACTACCCAAACAAATCGACAAGCGGTAAACCTGTCCAATATGCAGTTGAGCGTAACAGCCAATTTGATTCATCAGGCGCAGGCTCGCACACGATTCATTTATTTCCTCGACCAAATCAAACTTACTATCAGTTACTATGTTGGACAATTAGATATCCACAAGACGTAACAGATACATACACTCAAAACCCAGACATACCTAGAAGATATTTACCTGCGTTAATTAGTGGATTAGCTTTTGAATTAGCTAACAAAAATCCAACTAAAGTAGATGCAACTAGACGCGGTGAATTAAAATCTATTTATTTGGAAGAGTGGCAGTTTGCAAAAGAAGAGGATAGAGAAAGAGCAAGTTTTTATATTCAACCTAAGATTCGCGGGTACTAAGAGCGATGGCTAAAAGAGCTTCAGGTAAATATGCATATCTGATAGACGATCGTTCAGGCAGGAAGATACGCTACAAAGATGCGCGAACAGAGTGGAATGGGCTTCGAGTTTACAAAAAAGATTGGGAGCCCAAACACCCGCAACTCACACCACCGAAGCTCGGACCCGAAGCAACTTCATTAGATAATCCTAGACCCGATGTTGACAGTGTACCTGTTACAGTACGTTTAGGTTCTTTATATGGTAAAGGAACACCTGGCAGTGCTGCTTTTATTGGTGCATTACATATAGGTGGTCAAGAAGATTCACAAGGACTACAAGCTAATACAGCGATTGGTTCTCCACAAATTAAATTAGCGGAAGATGTAGCAGGTCTTCCTTTAACTTCAGCGCTAGGTTCATTAACATTTAGTGCACAAGAAAATATTGAAGGTGTAGCCGCAACTACAACTATAGGTTCTGTTAATGTTACAGGTCAAGAAGATGTAGAAGGACTATCCTTAACAACTGGAATTGGTACACTTGAACTAGCAACAGGTACTACAATGGTGGGTGTTGAATCATCTACTGCTGTAGGATCAGCGAACTTAAGCGCTCAAGAAAACATTGTAGGCGTATCTGCTTCAACTGATATTGGTTCAGTAACATTACAAAGCACTGAAGAAACTGAAGGATTAGCGGCAACTTCAAGTGTAGGTAGCTTATCATTCAGCGCTCAAGAGAATATTGAGGGCGTGGCGGCTTCAACTAACTTAGGTAGCGTCACTGCAGTAGTTCAAGTCGATCTAGCAGGGCTATCTGTAGCAACAGCAATTGGATCATTCGACTTCTCTGCACAAGAAAATATAGTCGGTCAGTCCTTATCTTCTAACTTAGGTAGCGTAATTATTAGTGCCGCAGAAGATACAGCAGGGTTGCAAATGACTGCAAGTAATGGTACAATATCAATTACTATTAATAATACTGGATGGGGTCAAGATTCTTGGGGTTCATTCACTTGGGGCGAATAATATAAATGGGTTTAACATACGATCAACTTAAACAAAATGTACAAGATTGGCTAGAAAATTCAGCCACTTCGTTCACTACAGCAACAGGTAGCGGCAAAGCTCCCATTGATTTATGTATTGAACTAGCTGAATTGCGTATAGCAAAAGAGGTAGATTTAACTGCCTTTAGAAAAATTTCAACACTATCTTTATCAGGGGGCACCTCAACGGTGGCTGTGCCTTCCGACATGGTAGTGCCACGATATTTAAGGATTCAGAACGGGGATTTCCTACTGGAGAAAGATGAATCATTCATCAAAGAGTACAGCAAAAATCCTTCGACTGATACAGGCACGGTTAGATACTATGCCTTAAATCAAACTGGAACGACTTATACAAGTGGAAACCGTCAAACTAATTTTCTGTTTGGACCAACTCCAGCCCTTGCAACAACAGTCGAAATAGGGTATACTATTAGAGTTCCAGGGTTATCATCAGGTAATCAAAACACTTATCTAGGTGATAATGCCCCAGACGCTATACTATACGGCACATTGATCGAAGCTATAGGATACATGAAAGAGACACCTCAAGTAATAGAACTATGGCAGGGATATTACAATCGTGCTATTCAAACATTAGCGAATGAGGAACAAGTAAGAATGCGAAATGATGAATTTCGTAATGGTGAACTAAAAACAATGCAGAGAGGACAATAAAGCATGGCTATTACATCAGCAATATGTAACAGCTTTAAACAAGAGATTCTTGTCGGTACACACGACTTTACAGCAAGTACAGGTGATACTTTTAAGATTGCTCTAATTAAAGCTCAAGCTTCCCAAGTGGGAACATACAATGCTTCGACCACAAATTATTCTGATGTTACAGGTAACAGTGACGAATTAGCAAGTGGTAGTGGATACACTACAGGCGGAAACACACTAACAAGTGTAACCCCAACTCTTGACAGTTCAACAGCTGTCTGTGACTTCGCGGATACTTCTTGGTCAAGCGCTACATTTACTACTAGAGGTTGTATTATTTACAACACATCCGATTCAAACAAAGCAGTTTGTGTAATTGATTTTGGTGCAGACTATTCTGTATCTGGTGGTACTTTTACAGTAAGTTTCCCAACAGCTGACGCAAGTAACGCAATCATAAGGATTAGTTAAGTATGGCTTCAACCTGGAGTACTGGCGGATTAAACCTCCGCTTGATGACCACTGGTGAAAACGATAACACCTGGGGTGATCAAACAAATGATAACTTAAAACGTCTTGAGAACAAGATAACAGGTTATGCTGCTGTCACACTTTCAGGTACAACACATACTTTAACATTTACAGATAACCCCACTTCTTACGCAGATGAAGACGGAAGAAATTTTGTCCTCAATTTCGGCGGTTCACCAGGGGGTACCTGTACAGTCACAATCCCAGCGCGCGAAACCGTTTATCTGGTTTTAAACAACACCGCGGATTCCAACGATATAACTCTAACCACAGGCAGTGGTACAACATTTACAGTCCCTTCAGGTAAAGATGCTTTTGTTTATTCTGATGGTACGAATGTCTACAACGGTTTAGCTGATGTAGTTACTACAACTTTAGATACAGGAGCAATCACTACTACAGGTATTACATCTACTGGTAATATTAATCTTGGTGATAATGACAAAGCACAGTTTGGTGCATCTCAAGACTTACAGATTTACCATGATGCAACAGCGGGTAATTCTTATATTAAAGATAATGGAACTGGATATTTAATATTACAGGCTTCAACAAACTTACAGTTAAGAGGTGTTAATAACGAAGTATTTTTAAATGCGGGTGAAAATGGCTCTGTAGATTTATACTATGACAACGTAAAGAAATTAGAAACTACATCTACTGGTGCTGATGTAAGAACAACAACCTCTGGTGCAGAGTCAAAGTTAAGAGTTTCTTCAAACAATGCCACAGGAGATAATGATGCAACAGTAGTTATCTCTAATAGTGGTAGTGGTGATGCTATGTTGAGATTTGATTACGAAGAATCAAATACGGATAGAGCAAGAATTGGTGTTACAAGTTCTAGTCAAGCATTAAAGTTTTATACTGGTGGAAATAACCAAAGAATGGTTATTGATAACACTGGTGTTGATGTTACAGGAACAGTAACTGCTGACGGAATATCTTTAGGAGATAATGAAACTATCAATGTTGGTGCTTCTAATGACCTACAAATTTACCATGATGGTGCTGCTAGTTTTATTAAAGATAGTGGTGCGGGTAGCTTAACTCTTTTAGGTGGAAACTTTAGAGTAAACAATGTTGCAAATACTCAGCAAATGATTGCTGCTAATGATGGTGGTGCAGCAGAACTTTATTATGGAGGTTCTAAAAAATTAGAAACCACATCAAGTGGTGCAACTGTTACAGGAACTTTAACAGGAACTCAACTAGCAGTATCAGGTGCGGCAACTTTTAGAAATAATACAGGAGATTATGGTTCTATAGAAATTACAGGTGGTGCAACTAACAGTTTTACAGGATATTCTATAGAGGGGCAAATTGCTTTTATGCAAAATGGATCTATTGGAGGCATTTATAATGATATAAATAATCAATGGATTTTGAAAAGTACTTATAATGGTGCTACAACTATTCAACACGCAGGATCTGATAAACTAGCTACCACATCTTCTGGTGTGGATGTCACTGGTCAAGTATTAGCTGATAAGGCATATATTGCTGAAGCAACTTTAACTGACGGAGCAACAATCTCTTGGAATATGTCCACACAATCAGTAGCAAAAGTGACATTAGGTGGTAATAGAACATTATCAGCACCAACGAATGGCAGCACAGGTCAATTCTGTTCTATAAACGTAATTCAAGATGGAACAGGAAGTAGAACCTTAACATGGAACGCAGTTTTTGAATTTAAAGATGACACTGCACCCACATTGACCACAACTGCAAGTAAAGGTGATTTATTCGTATTTAGATATAATGGAAGTAAATGGTTAGAGGTAGGGAGAAATCTCAATATATCACAATCATAAGGAGATAACATGTACGCATTAGTAGAAAATAATCAAATTACAAAATACCTAAATGGCAACAAAGGTATAACCATTGGCGAAAATCAATATTCTAAATCTATCTTTAGATTATGGACCGAAGAAGAGCGTAATGCGATCGGTATTTATTCTGTTCAGATAGACAGTACAAATAAGAAAAACGAAGAGTATTACATCAATACAGATATTACTTACGCATATGCAGATGGCACTGTTACAGGAAGTTACGGCACACCTACCGCGAAAAATTTAGGCGATACGCTATACACTGCTCAAGATGAAACTGATGGTTTAATTCCTGAAGGTAAGTCTGTAGGAGATGTTGCGGCGGAGGGTTTAAAGACACAACATAAAAGAGTTATCAAACAACAAGCTGCAGGCTTATTAGCTCCAACAGATTGGTATGTAGTCAAAGCATCAGAAGTTGCAGACTATACTGTACCTGCAGATATAACAACATTCCGCGCAGCCGTTCGAACAAAGTCCAATGAAATGGAAACAATGATTGATAGTGTTGCGGATGTCGATGCTTTAGCGGCATTATACGAAAACACAAATACTGGAACAGAAGAGAATCCTAGTTACTCAAGACCACTAGGACAGTTCCCTGAATCACCAGTATAGAAAGGACAGTCATGTTTAAAATAGGAGACAAAGAATATGATGCAGAAAAATTAAGTGATAAAGGAAAAGTATTTCTTAATCAAGTTGTTTCTGCGCAGAATAAAAAGAACAGTTTAATTATGGAAGTGGATCAATGTAATGTTTTAATTGAGCACTATATGGCTTTGTTAAAAACAGAAGTTAACCACGAAGAAGAAAAATAATGAAAATAGACCTCAAGTTAATAGCGCCTTATATCGTGATGGCATTTGGTATTGCAGTATCTTGGGGTATGTTTTCAGCTCGATTAGATGCGGTGGAACAAAAGGTTGATGCCGTATCACAGATGCAACAGGACGTTGCCATTATCAAAGAGAAGATAATGTGGATGGAGAATTATTTAATATCAATACCTAAGCGGTAGGGAAGGGGGCACGGGCAAAATGCCATTCGTACAATTAACAGCGCCTCCAGGGGTTATCACAGACATCACAGACTACCAAGCGCAAATGCGTTACACAAACGCAGACAAGGTGCGCTTCTTCCAAGGTTATGCTGAGAAGATTGGTGGCTGGACAAAACGATTCTCTTCATCACAGATAAGCGGTGTATCGCGAAACATCTTTCCACACAGAGATTTAAATGGTACCAAGTATATTCTTTATGGAACATCTACGCATGTCTATGCTGAGTATGGTGGTACCATGTATGACATCACTCCGTATCGAACTGATACACGGTCACTAACTAATCCTTACACAACAGGTGCGGCAGGTACAAGCACAGTTACAGTCACTGACGTATCCCATGGTTTAGCTAATACTCAACCAGGTTCACGTGTCGTGATAGATACAGCAGTAACCTTAGATGGTATTACAATTGCGGCAGGTGAATACATTGCAACTTTCATTGATACTAATTCTTATACTATCACAGGTTCAGGCACAGCAACCACAGGCGGTGTAACGGGCGGCGGATCGGTTGACTTACGTTATCTTGTAAACAATGGTCCTTCTGACGGTTTAACAGGTTATGGTTTTGGCGCAGGTCTTTGGGGAACTGCTTCATGGGGTACAGCAAGAAGTACTTCAGGTATTGTATTATCACCAAGAGTTTGGTCAATGGATGCTTGGGGCGAAGACATTGTAGCGTCAATAGGTGGCGGTGAAGATACTATTTATTATTTTGACATCAGTGCTTTTGTGGCTTCCCCTTCTACATTCCGAGGAACTACTTTAGCTTATTACGTTACTAATACTTTAAGTGGTGATGCTTCTCAAATACCTGATAAAGTCGGACAAGTCATGGTATCAACACCAGACAGACACTTAATTTGTTTTGGTGCTAATCCTGTAGGATCATCAGATTATGATCGTTTGACTGTGCGTTTTTCAAATCAAGAAGATTTACAAACATGGACACCTCAGCTGATTAATACAGCTGGTGAACAAAGACTAGGTACAGGTACAAACATTGAAGCGGTAGAAAAAGGTCGTGGTCAAATATTCTTATGGACAGATGTGGATGTCTATTCAATGCAGTTTATCGGTCCACCATTTACATTCTCATTCTCAGTGTTGGGAGAAATATCTGGTACCATATCCAAGAACGCGGCAACCACTATTGAGGGTGCGGCATTCTGGATGGGTGTGGATAACTTCTATATGTATGATGGTGCGGTGCGAACTCTTGAGTGCCCCGTCTTGACTCACGTGTTTGATGACTTTAACCAAGTACAAAGAGAGAAAGTTTTCTGTGGACAGAATATTAAGTTCAATGAACTATGGTGGTTCTATCCATCAGCAGATGCAACCGAGATTGATAGTTATGTTATCTATAATTATATTGACAAGACTTGGTCTATTGGAACTTTAGATAGAACTGCTTGGGCAGATTCTAATATCTTTAGTAACCCACTAGCTGTTGATCCGACAGGACTTCAATACAATCAAGAAGATGGAGTCAACGCGGCAGGTAGTGCAATCACTGCTTTTGTGGAAACTGGTTTCTTTAATGGTGATCCAAATGGGGACAATGTCTATTTCTTAGATCGTGTAATTCCCGATGTTACATTTAAAAATGGAACAGCAATGAAGTTTACTTTGAAGAGTAAGATATATCCGCAGAGTGAACAAATAACTAAAGGACCTTTCACCATTAATTCGACAGATGGTGAATTTAATTTTCGCGCTCGAGGTAGATCGTTTCAAGCGAGATATGAATCTGATGCGACAGATGTATCATGGAGATTAGGTACATGGCGCGCGGATGGTAGACAGGATGGATTAAGGTAATGGCATTATACAGCAGACCATCATATCCCGAACCTTCATACAAAGAACGTATGGAAGGTAAAATTGACGTAAGAACATATGACGCCTTGATACAGGTTTTAAAACTAAGGGATTATTCAGAAGAGAATCCACCAGTGAAGATAGCAGACCAAACAGAGATTAGAGCAATGGCTTGGTTTTTAGGAGATCATGTTTAATGTCAACATTATATAAATCGACAGGTTTTAATTTAACAACAACTGCTATAACAAATGTTTACACTTGCCCAGCAGAAACAGAAACTATTATTAAGAATGTCCAGACACACAACTATGGTGGTAATAATGTGGTGTTTGAAATATATATCAGTAAGAACGGGACTGACTATGATATAGCACACCATACAATGACTGCAAAAGATTCGATCAATGCCGTGGATGGTGTATTGGTTTTAGAAGAAGGTGATATATTGAAAATGCAAGCAGCCACGGCTAACGCGATTAGCGGTTTGATTTCATATTTGGAGGTTAGAAGTGATACGAAAAACCCGATATAATTTCGCCGTGCCCCCCTTGTATTCGGGGCATAAAAAGGTTATAATATTATGATGCAACAGTACGCAGGTCCCCTCAACCCAGGTGATATGGCTATCCGTGCGAATGAACTTTCGCCAGGAATCTCTGCGCTTTTAATGAAGCAGATGCGTAACAATGCGGGCAGTGGCATCTATCAACTACCTGTAGCCAAACAACCAAACCCAGATTTTTATAATTCAGCATTAGATAATGTACAGAATAATATTAGAACAGCGGCACGTACTGTTAATGCGATGGCGCCTGAAGGTGAGCGACTAGCTTTTGTCAATCCTCAAGAAGAAGGTATCTTAAAACTATTAGGTGGTGCAGGAGAACCTGAGCCTGTGACTGGTATCCCTTCTTACTTCAGAGCTTCACAATTTTCAGGACCATCATCACCAGGTACATCCAGTTCTGGTGGTATGAGAAGTAGTGGTGCCTCAAGCCAAGGATCAGCTTTCGGCGGCGGAGCATTCAGAGGCGGAGGCGGTGGTGGAAACAATAGAAACAATCAAGCTGAACGTGATCAAATTCTTAGAGATATTGATAAAGCGATGGAACAAAAAGAAGCCCAAGAAAAAGCAAAAGCTGCTTATGTCATGACAGGTCCAGCTAACACACAGTTTACACAAGATGCAAAAGGATTAGCTGCAGCTATTACAGAAGCTACAGGTCCAGCATATGCTGATCAAGCAAAAGGAGCAATTACTTCTTTTATCGGAGCGGGGGGAGTAGGTGCTGATGGTATGTATGATCCAATGGTAGCTGCCAAAAATTTAATCGCTAAGGCAAAAGAACTACCAGAAGGTGACGCTAAAAAAGCTTATAAAGATATGGCAGATGCCCTTAAATATAGTTTAGGTTCTTTTGACTATGGTGGTAAAACTTTGTTTGGTATGGGTGATGGTTATTATTTAGGTGATGATACTAAAAATATTCTACGTGCAGCAAAGACTTATGGTCAACTTCCTAGAGATAAAACATTCTTAGAGAAAGCGGGAGATGTTATTTCTGGTGTTGGTATTACAGGCTTGCTAAGCAAATTATTCGGCGGTGGTAAAAAATTAGAAGATATGACTCTTGAAGAATTAAAAGATTTTTATGATAAACAAGATGCAATGAGAGCTGCTGAAGAAATGCGCAGACGTGATCGCGGTGGAGACAGTGGAAGAGCCCAAGCACCTGCTGTAATACCTGAAGAAGAAGAGGAAGAAGAGGAAGAGGATATTCTAGATTTCTTTGATTATTACAGAAGATTTAAACAACCCATGTCTTATGAAGATATTATTAAAAGAGCATACGAAGGAAGCTCAGGTCCTTTATTAGAATCATTTCAAGAAGCTATAGATAGAGAGCAAGAATAATGGCAATATTAGATTTTTTATTTGGAAGTAAACAAGCACAACAAGAATCTACTTCGCAAGTTAAGTTACCAGAATATTTAGAAAAAGCTACAGAATCATTAGTAGCAACTGCAGGTGATGTAGCAAAAGAAGGATACATTCCTTACACAGGTCCAAGGCTTGCAGGGCTATCTGCAATGGAACAACAAGCTATTCAACAAGCCCAAGCAGACAGAGGTGTGGGCGGTCTCAGGGGGACACAGGCATTCACTGCAGCGACAGCCGCGGGCGCACCACTGACAGGCGCGGAAATCTCCAGCTTCATGGACCCGTACATCTCGAATGTGGCGGATGTTGCGGCGCGAGAACTCACTCGTCGTTCTGATATTCAAGCACAACAGCAAAGAGCACAGGCGGCACAAGCAGGCGCATTCGGTGGTTCACGTCAAGCTATCTTAGAAGCAGAGCGTCAAAGAAATTTACAACAAGGTATTGGTGACATCTATACACAAGCACAATCACAAGCATATCAAACAGCGTTAAATGCGGCACAGCAACAAAGAAAACAACAGCTAGCTTCTGCTGTAGGTATGGGACAACAAGCAACAATTGCAGATACATTAGCTCAAGCAGACATTAGACAACAGATGGGTCTCGGTGGTTTACAAAGATCAATGGATCAGCAAGCATTAGACTTAGGATATCAAACATTCTTAGCAGAAAGAGATTACCCAAAGACACAGCTTGGATTCTATTCAAACATTTTACGTGGAGTACCTTATGGTTCAACCACAACAACAGTAGGAACACCTCCACCACAGCCAAGTATTTTCTCACAGATAGCGGGCGCAGGTATTGGCGCGTTAGGTGCGGCAGGAAATCTGGGTTTAGGTTGGAGTGATATTACGGGGTTTTTTAACGGATAATGGC